TGATCATCACCGGGGACTGCGCCACCACCGCCTGCAAGGTCCCCCTCAGATCTACGTCGCCCTCACCAGACACACCAAACAGCTCAATGCGTCTGTCGTCTCTATGGGGGCCCGGCGAATTCTGGATGTCAAAGCCATTGACTTTAATCAAAAAGTGGGCTCTAGGGATGCTTGCGCCACCACTACTGGCTACCGGGCTTTCTCTGATGTCACCTTTACAACTGGAGCCTATGCATCCACCACCATGGCAACCAACACCATGCTACCTGCTCAGGGCCCAGCTGACGCCGACCCTGGCCTGGTCAGTGCTCTCAACCTGCGGCCTGCCTGGCTACACAGCACCACCAACTTTTCAGTCCCCGAGAGCTGTCAGGTCAACAAGGACATAGCAGGTGGCTTCCAGCTGTTCGCCGTCGATGCCCCCGCCTCCGATTTGCCAGAGAGTCTTTCCCCGGGCCAGATAGAGGTTGTGGAGGTAGCCATCCCCCTTGGCAACCACTGTGGCGCCACCGCCCTAGTTGAAGACATACTCCAGCGTCTGGCACCATCGACTTCAGAGCCATACGAGGTGCGGCGTGAAACCGGGTATCAACACCTCGGTGACACTAGGCAAAAGACCCTGAAGATCAGAAACAGCGGCCGCCCCATCCTCAACCCCAATGCTGCCCCGGGCGTCCGTGTCATACCGCTGAGCAGGTGCCGCAGTCGCACCCAGTCCAACCGAGACTTGGACCACTGCGTGCAGACCGTCCTTAGCCGTTACACCAAGCCTAAAATTAAAATGACCCCAGAGGAAATGGCAGCAGAGTCTGATAGGCTCTTTCAGGGTTTCATGAAGTTTGTGGACGCAAAGAAGATAAAGCAGATCACACCAGAGGACCTCATGCTCGCCGAGGCAGAGATGGCCGCCAACATCGTTCGCAAGAACAACCCACGGCGGCAGGAGGAAGGGCTATATGGGGAGACCAAGTTCTCTACTTCTACCATCAGCTGCTTTAACAAGACCCAAGAAAAAGCCGGACTCAAGGCCGACTTCTGGTTGCAGGGCACTAGCAGCCATGTTGGCTTTGACCCGAAGGGAGGGCAGGGTATCTCCGCACAGCCCAAAACTCTAAACCATATCTTCGCGGCCTGGAACTGTGCCACTGAACAGAACCTCCTCACAGCCCTCAAGCCAGGGGTGGTTCTGCCTAACGGCATGTCTCCAGATCGCTTTAAGAGAGCTTTTGACCAAGCCATGCGCACCATCCCACAAGATCACGAGGTCGTCTGCATAGATATCAGCGAGCAGGACACAACCAAGACGGATGCCACGCATGACTTTGTCAAAAGGGTTTACGAGCTCTTCG